GTACATTGGCTTCTTAAAGAAAGCAATGCACGAAATTACGGGTGTACCTGAAACAGCATTAGGTCAGTTCCAGCCAGTTTCAAACACTTCTGGTGTAGCACTTTCTATTCAATACCAGCCAATGATGAACCGCTTCAACATGAAGCGCATTCACTTTACTAAGGGCCTGGAAAAGATTAACGAACTAATCATCCGTACTTGTGCGGTGTTTGAACCTGAAACCCTCATGTATAACCCGACCTTGGGAGAACCACCAGAACAAGATCAGCTTTCACAGCTAGATCCAGCTGACCCTCTTACATACCGCACTCAAACACATTGGCCAGAACCACTGCCAATTGACGTGCTTATTAAGCTTAACGAAGTACAAGCCAAAATGGCTTTGGGACTTGAATCCAAAGAAGGTGCACTCCGCACATTGGGTGAAGAGTTCCCACGTGAAAAGCTTAGTGAAATCTTTGAAGAGCTACGTGACGACGCGGTTGATCAAGGTGCCTTAGACATGCTTAGGGCACAAATCAATCAAGCTGTAATGATGGCTACAGGTTTGTTACCAGGTCCTGGTGGATCATCAGTGCCTGCACCTTCTGAAGGTGCTAATGTAGCAAATGCAGGGAACCCGCAGGACCCACAAGGCCCCCTGCCTGGTACAGACGTAATGGGTGGACCAGTTGCGGGAATGGTAAACAATATAGTTGCAAAAGCATACGGAGCTAGGTTTGCCCAAAGAAGGGTTCCTGACGAAGAATAATAAGTACATTAACTCAGTCCACATAAGCCCAACCAATAGAGGTAAAGACATGTCAGTTCAAAGCAGTGAAGACGGTATTACAATCCCTGTAATTCAAGAGCAAGCTCCTGTGCAGGAATCACGTGCCGAAGAGAAGTACTTTTCTGAAGATGAAGTCCAGAAGATTCGTCAGCAGGAAAAGGGCAAGATGTACAAGCGTCTTGAAGATGCTGACCATCGTGTCAAGTCAATGGAAGAGCAGTTGAACGTACTCAGTTCTGAGCGTGAAAAGGCAATCAAAGAAGCTGAGGAGCGCGCTCGTAAAGAGTCAGAAATCCTCCGTCAGCGTGAAATTGAAGAGCTTTCCGCAAAAGAACTTCTCGCAAAGCGTGAAGACGAGTTCAACAGCCGTATTAACCAGGTTGAGCAGGAGTGGGGCCAGAAGTTCTCTGAACTTGAAAAGCAACGCCAAGCTCAAGATGCACTCCTTGAAAAAGAGCGCAGTCTTCAACAACTTGAGTCATACCGCCAACGACGTTTGCAAGTTGAGCAAGAAACAATTATCCCTGAATTACGCGATCTGATTTCAGGTAACACTGAAGAAGAGATCGACAATAGCATTGCAGTACTTCGTGAACGAAGTAATGCTATAATCGAATCAATCCAGAGGACGAGCCCACCAGCTCGCCCTAAGGGGGCGTCTTTAACGGCTCCTCCTTCTGGACCACTGGATAACCAATCGGAATATCAGACGTTAAGTGCGGAAGACATCCGCAACATGCCGATGGATCAATACGTGAAGATGCGTGACAGGCTAATGAATGCCCGCCCTCAACGAGGTCGGTTTTAACTAAAACCCAATAAACCTATCCATCGGAGGATATTAATATGGCATTACCCGCCCCCCAAGGAGGTGCGATTACCGGAGCAGGACTGGCGTCAATTTCGACGACTGGCTACTCAAGTGATAGCACCCTTTCACCCGCAATCCAGCAGATCTGGTCCAAGGAAATCTTGTTCCAGGCTATGCCGGTTCTTCGTTTTGAACAGTTCGCTGTCAAGAAGACCGAGCTTGGCGTTCAGCCTGGTTTGACCATCAACTTCATGCGCTACAACAACTTGGCAGTCAGCGAAACCGCTGGCGCAGCCTTGTCAGAAGGTGTGCGTATGGAGCCGGTAGCCCTTTCGGCTAGCCAGATCCAGATCACCGTGTCAGAACACGGACAGGCTGTTGCCGTTACCGAATTGTTGCTCAACGCAGCATTCGATGACGTTATGGCTTCGTCTTCACGTTTGCTCGGTCGTCACATGGCACAAAGCATGGACATCCAGGCTCGTAACACCCTCTACTCGAATGGTGTTCCGTTTGCTGGTGGATCAGCTGTAGCTCCGAGCGTTGTATTCGGTCGCAAGACCTTGGGTTCAACCCGTGGCTCAATTGCTCCGTACGATGCTGGCACCCTTGGTGTCGCTTCGTCGCCTGGCTACCTCAGCCCCGCATCAATCAAGGACGCAGTTGAAGTCCTCGCTGGTCAGAACATCCCGCGTTTGGGCGACACCTACGTGTGTTTCGTCCACCCGTCGCAGAGCCGCTCGCTCCGTGACTGGCCGGAATTCATTGAAGTCACGAAGTACGCCGCTCCCGGTAACTTCATGCTCGGTGAAATCGGTCGTTTGTACGACGTAGTGTTCATTGAGACCACGCAGGTCAAGCAGGGTCTCACGATTCCTGCCGACATTGACTCAGTGACCGCAGGCGCTCAGGCCCCTGACGCTTCGTCATACAGCGCAATCATGATTGGTGACAACGCATTCGGTCACGCTATTGCCCTCCCGGTTGAACTCCGTGACGGTGGTGTCATTGACTTCGGTCGTGAGCACGGCTTGGCTTGGTACGCAATTTGGGGCTTTGGTGTTATCACCCACGAATCCCGCGTCATCATCAACACCAAGGGTGGAGCAATTTCGTCCACCTGAGTTATCTAGTAAGAATGATGTAGTATGGTGGGGGTGGTTAATCACCCCCACCATATTCATTTATGTACCCAATAAGGAGAAATCATGGCATCAATTAAGAAGCCCGCAGCATTCACTGCTGAACAAGTTGAAGATCAAGACGAGTTTGATTCGGAAAACGAAGTTGTTGTTGCAGAACCAGTGACAGTAATGTCTGCAGACAGCAATTACGTAAACGCCCGTGTTAAGGGAACATGGAAAATGTTCTGGGGCAGCGATTCTTTTGATTTTGTTGATGGCAAGCGTTACAAGCTCCCCAAGGATTTGTATGCCTACCTTCGCAAGAGCAGCAACATCTACGACACCCTCTGAGGTAACCGATGGCCTATATCATTCCCAACGCAACTGATACCACTTCAGGTAACAAGTATGCAGTTCTAGACCAGGCTGAGCCAGACTCAATTGACTTTGAGATTCTTGGCAATGATAAGACTGGTGTTATTAGCGGTTGCTCTGTAACTGTTACTACTGCTGGTAGTAACTCTGCGGTATCAGTTGCTGGGGGTGTGGTCGTACTTAATAATGTGGTCTACACAGTTGATGGAAACAGTTTCTTAAATATTCCACAACCACCAACTACTTCTACCTTTGGGCGATTTGACTTGATTGTAGCTCGTCTTTCTGGTTCTGTAATGGTTTTAACTGGCCTTTACGGAACAGAGTCTGCGTCAAACCCAACTCATCCTAAATCCTCTAGTCGTTTGGTTTCTACACTTGGAGTAGACGTTTTGTCTTACTTCAACCCTACTACCGACGTAGTTTTGGCTTCTGTGTACCGTGCTCAAGGTATTCCAACGATTCTTGCATCACACATTGTTGATAAGCGTCGTGATATCAATACTCCAATTGCTTACCGTGCAGCTGCTTATCCGGCGGCTACCACAGGTGATATTGGTGACCTTTACTTGCGTACATCTACGCTTTTAACTGGCGAATCTGGTGTCCACGTAAAGCGCGATGCATCTACGTGGATTCAATTAGCAATTACCCCTATTGATCCAGGTGTACCGATTGGTACTGTTATTACCTGGGTATCTCCAGTTGCACCTAATGGTGCTGTTTGGATGGAGTGTGACGGTGATGCAATTAGCCGTACTACTTATGCTTCTCTATATACAGTGCTTACAAACAGTGGAGCTACATTTCCTTATGGTAACGGTAATGGCTCAACAACTTTCAACCTCCCAGATTTTCGCGGTTTCTATATGGCTGGCCTACCATCTGCTGGTGGAGCATTAGGAACTGCTGCTGGCAACTTTGATAATACAATTGATATTGGATTAATCAACATACCTTCCCATCAACACAGCATTGACCATGGGCATACTGGAACTGCACAAGAGGGTGGAGTCCACACTCACACCTCAAGCAATAGTGATCAAGATTTTGCTACTCGTTTGCGAAGTACTTATCCGCCAAATGGTTATCTTGCTTTGTACGATAGTGATCAAAATGGTTACGGTGATGGTGTAACTTACGCAGGTGGTACAACTCCAGGTATGGCAGTTAGCTATGCAAATGAAACTTCACCTGCTCCAGAACACACTCATACAGTTAACATACCTGGTTCAAGTGGTTTGGTATCTGGTTTTGCTGGACAGACTACTCCTACTTCTATCAACATTCAGCCAAACACAATGTACGTTAAGTACTACATCCGTTACGCATGAGTAACCTCCCTAAACCTACAAACATCCCTGCTGAGCAGGTAGTTTTAAAGCGCACTGTTTCAAGTGCACGCCATCGAGAGACACAACCCGCTTACAATCAGCCTAAACAGGACACTCTTCCGCCATCCAGCAACATCTAGTACACTATAGACGTGGCCACTTTTGCTGATATAAGCACAATTGCTCGTACTTACCTACGAGACTTCCCAAGGTTCTTTCAAGTAACCTTTGATGCCGCTGGGCGTACCTATGAGCTGGGTCATGTCAACATTGACACATCCAGTATCTGGATCGCAACATATACATCTGGTGGGGCTACCACAGAACTTGCTTCAACAAGTTATGTACTTGATGAGCGTAATGGTATTTTACGCCTTGCTACTTTGCCAGCTTCTGGATCAAAGATAATGATTGAAGGGTACTACTACGAGTGGCTTACTCCTGCTGATCTTGACTTCTATTCACAGCGCGCTTTAGAAAAGCACATCCGTGACCTTGGAGTAGGTATTGACGGGATGTCTGAAGTACTCATTAACGCAATTGGTATTGCCGCTATCTGTGAGTCTTTGTGGGCTCTAATGACCGAGTTCAGCCGTGATATTGATGTAATTACATCTGAGTCTGTGCATATTCCTGCCAGCCAACGTTTCCGCATGGCTCAATCTCTTCTATCCCAATGGGAAGGGGAGTATCAGCGTCACGCTACTGCTCTTAACATTGGTATTGACCGCATTGAAGTCTTTAGTTTGCGACGTACATCACGTACAACTAACCGGCTTATCCCGCTATATAAGCCTAAGGAATTTGGTGACTACTCACCCATGGAACGCCTGTGGCCAGATGTTGACCCTGGCATCATGAACCGCGAGGTGCTTGAAGACGACTTGCGCACAGATGTGTACATTGACACTACCCCAAGGTCTGGGCAGACCACTAACGCCTATTACTAATGGATGTCCGTAGAGAACTTGACATTATTAATAAACATTTTCGTAGGCACCATAAGGTAGCCAACGAAACTGTAGTTTGGTATGAGTTTAATATCCTTGGTTCTGCCAGCGTAAATAGCATTTATGATGATGTTTACGACGAAGGTATTCGTGGAACTGGTGGAAGATCCTATAAAGATGGCGTAATTATTCCAATTATGTTGGGGTCTGAAAATGAAGATCAAAAGAGAGCCATTCCAGAAGCTCGCCAACCAGTTCAAACAATGGACATTTTTGTGTCAATTAAAGATTTACGCGATGCCGGTATATCTACACCATACGAGTATCGTAATCATTTAAATGATTTATTTTTGTATGACGGTCGGTACTACGCGGTGTATGACTACAAAGTTAGGGGTCGTCTAAAGGACGATATCTTTGTACTTATTTCAGGTCAAGAGACATTCATTAACCAAGAGTTCCTAAATGACCCAGGCCCTGGTGCGCTTGGTTTAGACAACTTTCCTTGGCCTGCAACACTTCCAATAATAGAGTAGAATAGGAGTACTCAACGAGCGTTGAGTGCCCCAACTGCCCAGACTCGGAGAGTGCGCCATGCGATTGGCTTCCTCAAAACCTTCTTCTTTGAGTCTTTCACTTGCTGCTCTTTTAATTGGTTCTACCGGTCTTGATAAGCAATTTACTAAATCAACTGGCGTAAATACTAAAACCCGTAAACTTGCAGCTAAATACCAGGCTGAAGTTCGTAAGTACGCCAAGACCCAAGAGGGTTGGTCTGAAATTGCTGATTCTCTTAAAGTTTCTATTTCAAATAGTAATTCTGTAAAAGTTTCAATTGATGGTTCAAAAGAAGTTAAAGAAAAAGCCAAGATGCTTGAGTACGGTACTGGTGAAAAATCACCTAACGCTCTTATTAGGACATTTGAATCTAAGTTTAATGATGATGTACAAATGTCACTTAGGGGTTACAAATGAGTAACCCTGGATTCCTCCTGGCAGAAGATGCTGCTGTAAAAGCCAGGTTTGCCAACATTGCTGTTTCGGATGACCGAGAAGCAACTCGCGTTGCTGATGTGTTCTTTAGATATCCGGATGGTGAAAAAGAAAAAAACTACCCATTTATTACCATTGAAAACGTAGGCATTACCCATAATAGGGCGTTACAGCATTCTGAACAGAACTATTACTACAGTAATGACTTTGCTGGAGCTTCACTTTCGCCGTCCTTTATTGACTACTTTCCATCAGAATTAGATGCTGCTGGTATGTCTACTGCGCTTGGTGCAGGTTCTTACTTAAAAATGGATTCCTTTGTGCCGGTTACCTTGATCTACCAGGTATCTACATACGCACGAAGTGCTTTACATGACCGTCAACTTACATCAAAAATTATGCGCCGAGTAGTCCCTTTGCGCAAAGGTTTTATTGATGTCCCAGAGGATGGGACAATCCGTAGGTTTGACCTCATGTCTTGGGGTAACAGTGACCTTCTTGATGGAGAAGCTGGTTACCGTAAGAGAATCTTTAGAAAAGTGTACACAATTCACATGTCAGCCGAGATACCTGCTTCAGATATGACCACCCTCAAGCACGTCACCTCTGTTATTGGTAAGATAACAAACATAAACAATTCGAGTAATTCTGTATTCATCCCGCCGTTTCAGGAGGTCTTTTAATGCCCACATATTCAACCCCAGGTGTATACGTAAGTGAATCAACGTTAGTTAACAGCACACAACGTTCTAACAACGCTAATTCAACTGCCGTATTCTTTGGAACCGCCCCGCGCGGTCCACTTGCTGCAACTTTAATTAACTCATGGAGTGGCTTTAAGTCACTTTATGGTGACATTAGTACTAACCATGAACTTGGTTACGCTGTTTACCATTTCTTTGCAAATGGTGGTCGTGAAGCCTACATTGTTCGTGTATTGAGTTCATCGGCAACAACTGCCACGGCAACGCTTATGTACTACCCAACTGGTTCTGGTGCCTCTACAGCGTTATTGACGATGAGTGCAGAAAGCCCAGGAGCATGGGCTGATGGTACGGCTTCAGGAAAGGGCTTGTCAGTTAAAGTTAACTCAGATAACCGTACTGGAGCAATAACAGCAACAGGCACGGTTATTCCTAGTTTTAACTTGACGGTTTATCTTGATGGTGTTGAAGTTGAACGTTGGAATGAAATTTCAACAGATCCTGCAAATAACCGATATGCGCCTACTGTATTAAATACCTACTCGCAGTACATTACTAACTCTTATGTTGGTGCATCAGTTGGTGCCGTGACTTCAGCAAGTGCTTCTTGGGCTTTTGTTACAACCGAAAAGAAGTTTTCCGCAGCAGTTGATGGAAGTGCAGTTGTTGATGGAGACTACACGACTGCTATTAACAATAGACTTGAAACAATTGAAGGTGTCCTCATTTTGAATGCAGTTGGACAAACTAGCGTTAGTGTTGTAAACGCCCTTATTGCTAAGGCCACAAATCGTGGTAATTCCTTTGTTGTTATTGACCCATCAACTTCTACAGACCCTGCCACCATTGGTGCAGGTACTGTAATGGGTTACACCTCTTCGTCATACGCAGCGGTGTACTACCCAATGCTTAAGATGGCCGATCCAACCAAGACTGGACCTGCTGCAATTCGTGACACCTACCCAGGTGGAGCGGTTGTTGGAGCGTACATTCGTTCAGAAGTAACTCGTACGGTTGCTAAGGCACCTGCAGGGTATGGAACTGATGTTCGCAATGCAATTGGCCTTACTACTACATTTACACCAACAGACGCAGACACTCTTTACGCAAACTACGGTATTAACTTGTTTAAGTCAGTTCCTGGAGCAGGAGTTATCATTAATGGTACTCGCACCCTTGACAAGCTTTCACCCGGCAAGTACATCCCAATCCGCCGTTCGCTCAACTACATCAAGCAGTCCCTCAAGGACGCAACGCAATTTGCAGTGTTCGAGCCCAACGATCAGCGTCTGTGGGACCGTATCAGCATGACAACGGCTGCTTTCCTTGGAGAGTTCTGGCGTGCAGGTGGTCTTAAGGGTGCAAACTCTGCAGACGCTTTTTACGTTACTTGTAACAGCACCAACAATACGTCAACCACTATCAACAACGGTGAAGTACGCCTTGAGGTTGGAGTAGCCCTACAATACCCAGCCGAATTTATTGTAATTAACGTCAGTCAATGGACTGGCGGCTCTAACACCGTATCGAATCTCTAAGGAGTAATAAATGGCACGTTCAGCTGCAACAGACCCAATTCGTAACTTTAAATTCCAGGTTACGATCAATACCTCAGGCGCTCTTGGTGCCGCTACTACAGGACTAGGCAGCATCGGTTTTGCCGCTATGTCTGGTCTCTCAGTTAACAACGAAATGGTTGGTTACCGTGAAGGTGGAATGAACACCCACCCGCACAAGTTCATTGGTCAATCAGACTTTGCTCCGGTTACCTTTAGCCGTGGTGTATTTGCAAAGCAAGACCAGTTGTACAAGTGGCAGCAATTCTTGCATTCGTGGAACCAAGCTTCAGGTGGTTCAACTAGCGCAGACAATGATTATCGTTGTGACATTTTGGTCAAAGTATTTGATCACCCTGTTTCTTCTGGCAGCTACAGCACCCCTGGTGATGTAAACGGAAACGTAGGCAACGTTGGTGACGCTCGCTTTGGCTTCAAGCTGTTTAACTGCTTCCCTGGAACCTATTCATTGAACGACCTTAACGCTGGTGACAGTGGTATCATGGTCCAACAAATGACTCTTAACCACGAAGGCTTTGTGATAGCCTGGAATAAAGAAGACGTAGACAAACTCTCATCAATCTAATACTTAAACATAGGATTACAAATTGACAATTAAAGCAGATGCAGATGCGGTTAACTCCGCTATTCGTGAACCAGTTCCTGAACTACACGCCCCAGAGACAGTCTCAGCAACCCTTCAGCGTGGTCTAATTGACCCTGCTACGGGGTTGTGGCAGGTTGACTCAGAAGTGCGTGAAATGACCGGCGCTGATGAAGAGTACATGGCTTCCTTGGAATCAAAGAATGCCGTAACTTACGGTGAATACATGGCTACTTTGCTTAAGCGGACTGTTGTTCGTGTTGGTTCAATCAACATTAGCGACAACCCTTCAGCATTAGACAACCTTACAATCGGTGATCGTGACATCCTTTTCTTAGGTGTTGTCAAAGCAACTTACGGTACCTCAAAAGATTTTCAAGTTGCATGTGGTAGTTGTGGAAAAAGTAATGACATTGTTATGAATCTTGATGAGGATTTTCCAATTCAAACACCAAACGTAGATTTACGTGGTACAACAAGTCACACCCTTCGTAAAGGTAAAGTTGTTAAATTGCGTGTTCCTACATCAGCAGACAACATGCAAATTGCCAAAAACGCACAATCTGCTTCAGCCCAGAACACCCTTATGATTGCAAAGTGTGCGGTCTGGGAAGATGGGGAAACGGCACCTACTGACGTTGAGGCATGGGCTAAGTCCCTTAACGTTGCCGACCGTAATAACCTTGTTCGCAGCCTCCTTGAAATCAAAGCTGGCCCGAAAATCGAGGCGGTGAATGTCCCGTGCGCTCACTGTAACGAAGAAATGGTTATAAGGATCGACTGGATCTCACTTTTACTTAGCTAACATCAAATATACTTATTGGGAATACGAACTGATTGCTTCTGTTTACAAAGGGTTTAACCTCTCGGATTTACGGTCAATGACTGTACGCCAAAGGGACTTCTGGTTCCGTATGGCAAAATGGCGTAATACCTAACGGAGGAACCTATGGCAGATAAACCAATCATTGGCGATGATGGTGCAGTAGTATCCAAAAACATCCAAAAAGTAGAACGTGAAATGACGTCTGCCCTTAATAGGGTTCTAGACACTGTTGAAAAACGCCTAGACAAAATTGGTCAAAAGTTTGCTGAAACAGTTAGTGGTGCGGTAAACGACTCTGCTGGTGGCAAGGTTGGTGGTGCTGGCACTAAATTTGCTGGTGGAATATTCCAACCAACAAGTTCCGCAATTGGCAAGGGTGCCGAATCTGATGCGGAAAGCATCGGTGGAGTAGGTGGCATGCTTGGTAAGACCAAGATGATGGGTAACCTCAGTGCTACTGCAATGAATCGCATAAATATGGGTGTTACGGCAGTCAATATGGGCATTGACGCTGCAAACTCTAGGTTTGATCGTGGGCGAGAAGGTGTGCTTGAAGCAGACCGCATGTCTGTTCTTTATCAACAAATGACTGGTAAGAGCCAACTTGGTGTTAGCTCTACCTACAGAATGCCCCTTACCAACTACCGCCTAGGTGCAGGTGGTATTAATGCTTTGATGGGCTTAGAAGCCGCTACAGGCATCAGTGGTCGCCAACAGGCTTCAAGTGTTGAAGCTTTCCGTACCATGTCTGGCTACACCATGGGTGCTGGTGAGGCAACTGGAATGATCGGAAACTTAGCAAGTGCCTCAACTGTAAACCGTATGTTTATGATGGGCGGAACATCTCTTGTTGGTATTGGTGGAAAACAAAACTCGGCAATGGATGTTATGAAAGGAATTGTTAAGTCAGCAGGGCTTGATAATCCAGCAACCCTCAAAGGGGCATTGGCTCCAGGTTCAATTACTCGTTCAAAACTTTCAATGATGGGCGTACCTGAGGAAATGCAGACCCAAGCAATCCAATACGCTATGCAAAACCAAACCTTTCAAGGTAAGGGTGGCAAAGGTATGTATGACCCCAGCAAAGAAGCTGACCGTCGTAAAATGGGCATTGAGGAAAACTTTGCTACTCAAGTTGAAGAAACACAACGACTAGAGACAAAGCGTGACGAAAACTTCTACCGTCGTCAAGTAGACAACTACGCCCACCTTGAGCGCCAAACACAAACCTTAACTAAAGCTTTTGGTGCGTTAGAAGATCAACTTTCTGGAATCCTTGGAGCAGTTGGATCTAATAAAATTGGAACATCAATTTTTCAATCTTTAACGGGCCCATTAGGAGACCCTGATGGTTCAAGCGGCCCGTCGAGTACGCCTATGCCTCAAAATGTTTCTGCAGCAGCGGCTCAAACATCTTTTAGTAACCTTAACGCTCAGTTTAAAGAACGACTTACCAGGATGATGAAAGATAACCCAAATGTTACATTTGGGCAAGGTGTTCGTTCATCAGCTGATCAGCGGACAATGTTCTTATCTCGTTATACCAAAACAAACTCACCAACAAGTGCTGACGGTAAAAAGAACTGGGAATGGGATGGGGCTTACTGGGAGCACACAAGTGGTGCTCCAGCAGCACCTCCAGGACGCTCTATGCACGAAATTGGACTTGCAGCAGACCTTGGTGGAGACTTGGAATGGGTTGTTAGGAATGCCCATAAATATGGATTAAAACACTTTGGTGATGTTAACGGTGAAAACTGGCACGTACAGCCTGCCGAACTACCGAATGGTAGAGCTGCTTATGAAAAAGGTGGCGCTATTTGGGGTAAGGGTCCGGCAGGAGCTGCACCATTTGACCCAAATTCTGACTTTGGTGATTCATTAGACCACGCAACTAGTGGCAGGTCGTCAGCCAAAACTACCTCTTCTAGTCCACGTTCAGGCACTAGTAGTGGGAGTATTAGTGGGAGTATGCGCGCCCCAACAATTTCTGAAAGAGTTGCAGCACAATTAAGTCCAATTGGTGCTGGCGGTTCTAGTGCTCCATCTGGACGTAGGGTAATATCTGGTCGAGTTAAGGGGGCTAGTGGCACTGCCGTCATTACATCTTCAAACTTGCCTTTTGGTGGGCAAGCACCATCTGGCGTAAACATCACGCAATGGTCTACTGACTTTTTAAATAGGGTTGGAGCGCCGGTTACTGAGTCAAACCTTCAAGCAATGGCATCGTGGATTGCCAGTGAAGGAACTAGGGCTGCTTTTAACCCTCTTGCTGTGCTTGGAAACCCAGATGCTGGAGAACTTGGTTGGACTGAATTTAATGCTTCTGGAGTAACTAACTTTACAAGTTACGAACAAGGTCTGGAATACAACGTTAGGCATATGACTAAACATGGTGTAGGCGTTATTAATGCTTTAAAAAATAAAAGCAATAATCCTTATGATATTGCTACCTCAATTGAAAACGCTTACTTTCAGGGTAGCGGTTCAGATAAAAACACCCTTGTGCGTCAAAACCTGCAAGCACGCCATATCCCTGAACCTTCAGGAGACCCAGTGGGTACAAGGATGAGTGGAGGCGGTGGCGGGGGTGGAAATGTTTCCCTTTCAGGTGGACACACTTTTAATATCAATCCAACCATTAATGTTTCTGGTGGTGGCACTGGTTATCAAATTGACATGCAAAAAATTGCACATGAAATAGCAGTTTTAACTCGCCGTGAATTAGAACTTGAAATGTTAAGGAGTAACTAATGGGTTACCGCGAAGATGGGATGTTTGGGTTTGTTGATAAGTACCCAATTAGTAGTGGGATTACAAACCCAAACTTTACTTACCCCACTAGAAGCATTAGGTTTCTTGAAGCCCAGGCAGCACTTGACAAAGTAAAAGATAGTTACAAGCTACATCGTGGGTATATTAGAAACTTAGATCAACCTGCTTTAGGTAAAGATTTTCCCGTAAGTAAGTGTAAATTTCAATTTAATCCGCAAGAAATTCGTCAAGACGTACAAATGCGTCAAGACGTTTACCATGCAATTTTGCAAGACCCTGCACAACTTACTCAGCCACTTGGTGCTGAAACAAGTTTTTCTTTTGATCTAGTTTTTGATAGGTCAATGGAACTTTCGTCAGGTAAATACAGTAAAAACGTTGGTGGATACGGCATATCCTCTAACCCAACTACAGATATAAATGGGTCAAACAGTCTAAATGACGTCTATGACATTGGTGTTTTGGCAGACTTAAGAGTTTTTTACGCAGTAATTGGTCAAGGTTTCTCAAAAGAAATGCTTGAATTTCAAACTGCAGCAGCTAAAAAAGCTTATGAAACTGCAGAAGCTTCAGGAGCGTCAGCTGGTTCTCCAGCAGTTGAATATCTTTATGATGATGAAGAAATTAAAAAAACATTAGAAGTTAATTATGGTAACTCAGCGTTCTTAATGCCAAACCCAGTTCGTGTTATGTTTTCTTCGTTGTTTATGGTAGACGGTTTTGTTACTGCAACAAGTGTTGCTTTTTTAAAGTTCAACACAAACATGGTTCCTATGCAGTGCAAAGTAACTATTTCAATGAGTGCTATGTACATTGGGTTTGCAAAACAAGATACATTCCTAACAACTAGCTTTAAGGATGCAGCTGAACAAAAACGTACGGATGATGCTGAACTTGCCGCAACAAAACAAGAAATTAATACAGCAGCAGCTAAAACACTTAATATTTTTAAACTTGCTGCTGATGGTAGGGATGCGGATAATTCAGGCAGTGGTACATGGGATAAGCCCATTGTAAATGATGCCCCCTCCTGGGCATTTGGTATTAAAGACTCAATTGAAGCATCAAACAGTGATGGATTTAGAACTTTTTATGCAGGTTTTCCAAGTGTTGAACCAAAACCAGGTGGAAAAACAACAAATACAAATGGTGTTGACACTCGCGTTGGAAATGACATTGATTCAATTTTAAAGTTATATGAAGCTGGTTCAAGTCCGACTATTGAATATAGTTGGTCATTAAACATTTATGGGCCAGGCGCTGGGGCAACAGCAGGAATGTCACAAGCTACTGCAGCTGCTGCAGTAGCAGCTAAGTCATACCCAAGTGACACCATTAAACTAATGGGTGCTTACGCAGCATCAGAAACTGCTTCTTCTCAAGACGAATGGGGTTATGGCGACTCTAGTCCAGGAGATGGGGCTGAAAGGATCAGGAGAAAAACATACCTTCCTAAAGAATCTTGGATGCCTGCTAACTCGGCTAGCGACGCATGGGTTGAACGTGCCTACAACGATGTGCCTGACTACATTAAAACTTCTTATTATATTGTTGACATAGCCATATCAGTATCGGTGCGTGCTGGCACAGAAGTTGCGACTACAAAAAATGCAAATAAAAGTCTTGTTGTATATGGGCAAGACACAATTGGTGAACATAAGTTTTCGTTGGCTTGGCTTGCAAGTACCCCTGTAATAATTGTTGGGTGAGTAAAGGATTATTATGGCAAATTACACAGTTTCAAGTAGGTATCGTTTGTCTAATGGTGGACGTACTGCAGATAGGGTTGTGAACCCTGGGGGAAATTATTATCAGTACACTTCACGTGAAGGGGACACCTTTCCAATACTTGCTGCAAAGGTATTGAATGATAGTTCTAGGTATTGGGAAATTGCTGATATAAATCCGCAACTCCAATGGCCAGATGTTATCCCAACAGGAACAGTACTTAGGATCCCAACGTGATAGTTCATAGTGGCAATCCACTTTCACCAAAAGTTGTTGTGAGATTGAATGATGTAGAGGTTAACTACAAATCAATTGCAAAAATTGTTATTGACTTAGCAGCAAACAAACACGATGTTGTTTCTCTGCACGTAGCTGGTATCCCACCCAAGGCAATTACCGATTATATTGACGCAGCAGTTAGTGTGACTGTAACTTTAGGTCCTGGAAGAACAACTGAGTTTCGTGGCTATGTACTATATGTAGAACCTGAATCTATTAGCGGATCGTCAATTGTTAATAACAGCCCATTTCAATTGACACGTATTGTGTGTTTTGGTGCATCTTTAAATATGAAAGGCACTAAAACGCGCATATGGGAAAACGCTTCTGTTGTAACCATTGCTAAAGATATGGCAACAACTTACGGATTTAGCTTAGATGTACTTGACGACGGTTTTAAACTACCTAGAGTTGTACAAACTAAACAATCTGATTGGGAATTTTTAAATATGTTTTGTAGTACATACGGATATTCAATTTCCGTGAGTGCTACACATATGCATATCTGGGACCCATTTAAAGCTATTGGTAGGCGCCCTTCTTATGAGACCCTTACAGCACCCATTAGCTCGTCTAACCCATCGCCAGGAACAATTTTAAAGTTTAATGGCACTTTTGGTTATCTAACTCCAGAAGGTGTTTCTTGGAACTACTCAGTTAATTCTATTGATGACACCGGAACAATCAACACATCAGTAGGAGACCACACTGACCCAGAATTTTCATGGTCTGGCGTTGGTCACGGCTCAAAATACAACTCAGCTTTACGTAGTTCAGCTTTATCTGTTGGTGAAGCTCAAAAACTAGTAGCTGCTGAAATACGTAAGAAACTACCGTTTAATGCCGTGGTTGAGGCTAACTCAACAATAGGAACAGTACCTGGTGGTATTGTTAATATTGAAGGTTATAAGTCTAATTTTGAAGGGTTATGGTACGTAAAGTCAGTAAAACATACAATTGGTGGCGCTAGTTGTGTAACAACTTTAAATATATCTAGAGATTTTAATACAACTTCTGAATACATTGTCCCACCTACAGAGTTGGCAGACAACCCCCCAGATTCAAAATACGTAAACAACAGATGGCAAAGTAGCGTTGAAAGAATGCATATATATGTATGACGGAATGAAATTATACAGAGGCGTTGTTTCTTACAGCGCAGGTACTTCAATTTACGTTCAAATACCTGCCTTACTTGGAACAACGGTATCACTGCCAGTATCAACTATTATTAACACACCAACAGTGTCTACTGGTGACCAAGTTATTGTTGCTGTTGAAGACTCAAAAGTTTCAAACGTACACATAATTTCTTGGCCTGGAATTGGTGGAGGAGCGTAATGAAATCAATAAAAGTGCCTTTTAACTTTAGTGGTGGACGTGTAGCTACAACGTCTTCCCCAACGGTTGCTGCTGAGCAAAAAATTATAAATGTATTGACTACCAATAAATACGAACGTGTTATGCGCCATCGTTACGGAGCAAATATTAATCAATTGTTATTTGACGAAATTGACGATCTTTCAATTGCTGACTTTGTTGTTGATGCCAAACAAGAAGCAACTGACAATATTAGTAGAACTGCAGTTTTAGATATAAAGTTAACTCCAACAAACACTGTTGCTTCATATACCAATAGTGAAACAACATTAGGTATAACAGTTGTTTACAGAATCCCATTAGGAGCACCTCAGGTTGTATCCTTTAAGGTAGCAGCACCTGGAATCACTACTGAAGACACCCCAATTTAGGAGCAATCATGGCTTTAAACACACCTGGTTTTGACTTTGCAAGTCGTGACTACACAAATATTCGAAATGACTTAATGCTCCGAGCAGGTCGCGTTACCCCAGAATGGGTTGATCGTGACCCTTCTGACTTTGGCGTACTCATGGTTGATCTTTGGGCCTACATGGGCGACATCCTCCATTACTACATTGACCGTGCTGCTGGAGAAGCTTTTGTTTCTACTGCTACACAAAAAGAAAGCATGTTGGCTTTGGCTAACCTGTTTGATTACACCCCATTTACACGCACATCGTCTACTGCCATTGTGTATGTTTCAAATACATCTTCAGCTTCTGTAACTATCCAAGCAAACACAGTGTTTATTGGTCTTGGCGAATCTGACAACTTAGAATTCTTTTCTAATTCAGCAGTTGTTGTTAACTCGGGTGCATCTAATATTGCAATCCCAGTAACCCAAGGAACAAAGGTTATTGAAGAAGTTTTAACAACTTCTGCATCTGGTCAAGTTGGCCAAAAGTATTCTTTAGCAAAAACTTCAGCAGTTCCAACAAGTGCACAAATTTATGTTTATGAAGATGGGGTAACACCTACTGCATGGAATAAAGTTACAGATGTTTCCTTAGCCCCAACTTCAAGTAGTGTTTATTCAGTAAACGTTAACGCTAATAACGAAACTCAAATTGTATTTGGTAATAGGATTAGCGGTAGAGTTCCTCCAACAAACGCAAAAATTACAGCAACCTATAATGTTACTAATGGTGCTGAAGGTAACTTAGGCCAAAACAAAATAACCTCTTTTAAGTTATCGCAACCATTTGGTATTGCAATTACCTCTTCTAGCGCAGCAGTTGGTGGTAGTAGTGGAGAGACTGTTGACTCAATTAAAACATCACTTAAAGCAGTTATTAAATCACAAAACCGTGCTGTAACCCTTCAAGACTTTGTTGACCTTTCGTTAATTATTCCTGGTGTATACAAAGCTGTTGCTAAATATGATCCGTCTGCAACTAGTGGTGGAAGTGTAACTGTGTATGGATTACCATATATTTCTTCATACACTTCATATTCAGCTGCTTCTGTTGGTGTTCCAGCTTCTGTTCAAAGTGAGATTGTAAGTAGCATTCAACCTTTAGCAACTTTGGGTGTAACTGTTTTAGCAGGAAGTACAATTACATTAATTCCAAAAAATATTACTGCAACAATTTATGTTGATGAAAGCTATGTTGCCTCTTCAGTAAAATCTGCAGTCTCTAGTGCTTTAGATACTTTGTTTGAATTAAATGGAATTGATTTTGGTGAAGATCTTAAAATTGGAGATGTTTACAGAGCAATTCATAATATTGAAGGAGTGCTATATGGAACTGTTACTATTTCCGGCAGTACTCCTACAAATATTCAATTAATGAAAAAAGGCACATACACCCTGACCACCTCTGGTGGCATTACTACATCGAGCTGATATGGCACGTAAATCTTTTACACTTCAAAAACTGTCAACTGAAGAAGGTAGCTATCTTCAGTATGCCACCAATAAAGAAGCAACTGTAACCAACACCTATTACGACCCAGACACAGCCTCACATAGTTACATAACATCTACGCCTCACGGTTTTGCAGCAGGTGACACTGTTACTATTGCTGGTACAACTCCTAGTTCATACAATTATACCGGTGTTATAACTGGTGTTGGTATTACTTCATTTTATTTTGTGTATGTTAATAGGAACCCAAGATCCGCACTTGGGACTGATGGCAGTACAACATTTGGCAACGTTTCTGGAACTAGTGCTTCTGTTACGGGAACTTGGTCTGGAGTTTCTGGAACTACTAATTACTCTGGTAGTGGAGCAGTATTTACTATTCAGAAAACTGGGTCAGGTACTAATTACGCTGGTAATACAATAATTACAGTAACTAATGGTGGGTCTAACTACGCCGTAGGTGATGCAATCACCATTCCTGGTGCAAGTCTTGGTGGTACAACACCAACCAATAACTTAAGTTTTCGTGTTGCAACCAAATCCGATGGTCTTTATGTATCTGGTGGAAATGTAAGTAGTGAAATACTTGGGTTAGATCTTCGTGTTGACTCATCTGGTGCATTCATTGATGACTCCAAGCTTAAGGCAGACGGTTTATTAGTTGCCCCAATTTTAAATACCCCAGTTAGATCTGGGTCACTTCTACCTTACGCATCATTTTTTTCTGCAGAGGTTAGTGACTACGAGGAAATTATCCTTACGTGGGACGCCCCTCTTAACAACCTTGCCCTGGCACCAACAAGTTCAACGGTAGTAGCTACTGCTTTATTAATCTCTTATTCTGAAGATGGAGAACCCCCTACAGTTAGTGACGGAACTGTAATAGTTTCTGACGCAACTTCAAAAGTTTATTACCATCAAGTGCCGTTTGGTAGATGGGCCTATTACACAATGTTTGTAAAATTTGAATCACGCGATGGTGACTTGTACTACGAACCAACTGCAAAACTTGCTGTGCTAACACCAAATAAATACAACAGTGTTGATGACCTTTACAGAAAGATTCCAGAGTATTATCGAAATCTTGATGACAATATGTCAACAGGTCTTGGTGGCCCACTTTATCGTTATTTAAGTATTTTTGGATTTGAAATTGACAAAGTTCGTACAGAACTTGACTTTATGATTTCAATGAAAGACCCACAACTTGCTAACAGTGAAGTGCTTGATTACCTTGCACAAGACCTTGGAGTTGATTTACAATCACATGAACTTGGTGCTGGGCGTTTGCGCAACCTTATGAATATTATTGGATACCTTCGCCGCTCTGAAGGAACCATTGGAAGTCTTGAATATGCAATGCAAGCAATTACTGGGTCTGACATTGAGATTGATACAGTTAATAAAGTAGTTAAAGTGTTTGCACAACGAGTAAACCTCTTAAAAGATCCAAACCTAGACAGAATTATTGCTGGTTTGTTTGACGGTGGTTCGCCATCCTCGTCTGTTTTTTCTCTTGAACTAGACGCAGGTGTTGCTGGTACTTCTACCTTTACAACAACCTATGATGGTGGTACCCCTGATGCTACTGGTGGATCAACCACTGGAGATGAACTTTGGAATTACGATCCAGATTTATCATCTGGTGGTTCTATAAGTGTTTTGCAAACTATCTCAAATTACATACCAGTAACTATTGATGATGACTTGTATTTTTCTGTGCAGTCAGGCACAACCTCACCAGCACAAGATAGTATTACAAAAGTTGCATTATATGCAAACGGCCCTTATGGTTCTACTGCCCCTTTGCCTGTTTGTGTTGCACAATCTACAACTCCAACAGAAGTATCAGGAACAAAATATTGGAAACTTTCAGTACCAGGAACACGTACAAATTTAATAACAAACCCATCGTTTGGAACTAATACAACAAATTGGGCTTCTGCTCAAAGTCCTATCAGTGCTTCTTCAACTGTAAGTTATGTGGGAACAAATTCTCTGTTAGTACCAATGTCATCAACATCTGATACAAATGTGCTTTACACAACACCAAGTGTAACTACGGCTGGTAGATACGTATTTTCAATGTATTGTTACATTCCTGCTAGTTCAACTCTTGCAGGTAGAATTATTAGCGTAAACAGAGAAGGTGGCACTGCAACAGTTTCAACTGTGTTGCAAGTTAGTCCAACTCTTGTTGCTAATTCGTGGGTTCGTGTATCAGTAACATTAGATGTAGCAGTTGCTGGCAGTATAATTTTGGTAATTCGTCTTACTGGATCATTAAACACTGCTGTAACCCGCACTAATTTAATTGTAAACCCCTCTTTTGAGGTCAATACGGTCGGGTGGTCTCAAAATGGCTCGACAAATACAAGAGTACCGGCAACCTGGGGCACAGGTAATTACGCATACCAAATAGTGCATACGGGCACAGGCTTAGGCGGCGCATACTCTGACTATGCGTCGTTTGTAGTTACTGCTGGCCAACAATATACGGCAAGTTTTTACGCCAAATCTATTTCAGGTACTTTACGTACGGTGCAAATTGCTATCTCTTGGTATAACGCTGTAGGTGCTCTCTTAAGCTCATCGACGGCTAATAAAACATTAACCACAAATAGCCAAAGGTGGTCGGTCACGGCGACAGCACCAGCTACGGCGACGTCGGCGCTCATCTATGCTTACACGACGGGTACCGGTTCTATCGGTGACACGTGGCAAATGGACAGCGTGCTAGTTGAGGCCCATAACGTTTTAGGTGACTATTTTGACGGCTCAACTAACTCTGACACAAGTTGGACAGGGACAGCAAACAACTCAACTTCCACATATGCAGCTCAAAAACTTTATTTTGATGCCGCCATGCTTGAGCAGAGTAATACTATTAACGACTACTTTGATGGTTCAATGACTAGTTACGCATCTTGGTCAGGAACAGCACATGCATCAACTTCTATTGGTGGTCCATCTTTAGGTACATACAAAAACACGTATCTTGCTATATTCCAAGAATCGGAAGTTGACGCACAACAACACTTTAATTCCATGTTGTTAGAGCGTGCGGCAAACGGTAACTACTTTAACGGAGACACATCTTTTGGTGGGTGGCTTGTAGACGGAAATACTATTTCTGACTACAGATGGTACAACCCAGCTGCCCCTAATAGCGCCTCAGCTGGTTTGGCAATTGAGAACTTCTCGGTGTACAACTCCAACTACCAAAAGACAAGAGCAGTAGCAAATAGGTTTCTAACTAACTTGTTACCCGTAACACAACTTACAACTGGAACTGCTCCGGTGTATAGTAACGGCACTGTTCCAGATCCAGAGTGGACTATTACGTTTAACCACATACCAGGAGTCACATACCCATAATGCTTTTATTGATCTGTTCCCTTGCTGTTTACAAAACCGTACAAACAATTGACGCTCTTTTACCAAAAGAACCAATGCCATGGGTAAAGCTTTTAGCAAGCATCGTACTTGGTTACGGTGCTGCTGCAATTTGCCAACTTGATGACTTAATAATTTCAGGTTTAGCTGTTACCGCGGTTGCGGGTGGGGTGCACACCCTATTAAGATTACTTACGCTAGCGGGTGATCTCGCTCAGCGTAAGAACCTACGATAGGAGAAACCGTGAGAGAAGCATATGGTGTTGTTGGTGCTGGTATTGCGCCACGCAAAGTTATTGAGGCGGGGCTAAACGACATTGGTGTTTCATCAGTATTTATTATCCCCTGGTATGGAAAAATGACAGACGGTTTAGAAGTTGTCTACGACTGGGTGTTGGATAACGGAGCAATCTTTTCAATTGTTGCAAAAGATGAAGTTAAAGAACCCCCCAAAGTTTTAGCAAGTAAAGCAACCTCAGTAATGGTCGTTCAGGATGTTGACGCACACATTGTGCGCACTCTTAAAGAGCGTGAAGTACAAGGTATGGTTCTTGTGTTATGGGACCAAGACAAAGAGAAATACTCTGTTGAAATTGCCTCAATGGCCATTGACCTCAAACTTCCTACCCTAGAATTAACTAACGGGCTTGTTCCGATTATTTTAAATGATTCAGAAGAAACGGTTGTTGAAGATGAAATGCCAGATCTTGGTGAAGCATCGTATGACCGTGAAACACTTGAGATGATGCCCTCAGCACTAGTTAAGCGCATGGCTAAAGATAAAGGGCTTACCCCAAGGTCAAAAGAAGAAGCCGTTGAGATGCTTTCCCCAGCTGATCAGAAGCTTGACGAAAAGAGTTTAATTGGTTCCGTTATCTTCTTGATGCGTGACGGCTCAGAGGTCGGGTTCAATGGAACTCAAGAGTTACTTCAAAAGATATTTGATGTGGTGTCAGAGCATACTAGTGCTTGGTGAACTAACTACATAAAAGAAAAGGCCCCCTCACGGGGGCTTTTTCATTTGCAATGGTAACTACCATTTATTTAAGACTTCACTTCTTCTTGGCTACTGCTTTCTTTGCAGGAGCTGCTTTCTTCTTTGCGGGTCCCTTGCCATAGCCAGGGTCCTTCTTGTCCTTAAGACCACATCCACATGCTGTGCACATACTACTTACCTCCCTTCTTAGACGCTTTCATATTGTCAATAAGATTAGGATAGGTGCGACCCGCAACTTTAGCAGAGGCTTTTGCTTTTGCTTTTTGCTCAGGGGTTAGTTTCTTATCAGACTTAGTGGGATCTTTAGTTTCCCAAACTTTCTTTTTAGCAGCCATCAGCAATCCCAAGCGCGCAAAGACTTGTTAATACGAGAGTTAGGGTCGTTGGCTGTCTTGGATGAAGTGTTCTTCTTTTTCATACCTTCCATGCGTGCACAGAAAGAATCACGACGTGCTGCTGATTTGTCAGACTTAGCCGCCTGTTCTTTCTTTACCGGTGGTTTAAGGTTGCTTCCAGGGTGTTCTTTTTCGTAAGACTTGCGTCCCTTTTCATTAAGACCACCTTTTGGGTCTTTGCCTTCTGAACGTGACCATGCAGCTGTTTTCTTAGCCGGTGCTTTCTTTTTCTCTGCCATGTTTGCTCCTTTATTTAAATTTGGCTAGGTAAGAACCTGTTACATTAAAAGCTTGACTGTCTACAATGTTACTAAACGTTTCTAAAACTTCTGAATGCGTCCAGTCGTCTTTGATGTGTGTTTCATAAGGGTTGCCTTCCGACTCCCCTTGTGGGTAGTGAATAATTGGAATTGATATAAGAGCGTAAGCTGCTTGGCTTTTAACTTTTTCCCAAAGAACAACGGCATCTTCTTTTGACATATGCTCAAGAATGTCTCCAAAGATAACTAAATCATAGGTGTAGCTAGTGTGTTCCCTAGCATCCCGTACGTACAACCGATCATAAATTGAATGCAATTTAAATTGTTCTAGGTAAGGTTCCCAAATTTCTATAGCGTCAACTACGGTTTGCGGGAAACCTTCTTTAATCAACTTTCCATACGCCCCAGCTCCAGGGCCAACATCAAGGACCGTTTTTGGTGCAATCTCTGTAACTTTAGAAAGAACCCAACTTCTATTTTCTGCGTCAGAATAAGGCATGAGTTACTTGGTTGATGCTCGTAGTTGCCAAGACCATTTTTTATGCATGTCAATGCGGCCTGCAATAAAATCCGCAATACCTTGTTCGTTGGCTTTTGTTGCTTTATCAAAAGAATCATTTAAAGTTTTAATAACAGATTCATTTGCTGTTGCAAGCGCCTTTGCCATTGCTTTGGGAGATGGCTCAACATCCTTAAAAGTAACGGTAGTTAGTTCCATGTACTTTTTTAGACTGAATGGGGCGTAGTCATCAAGCTTACGAATGTTTTCTGCAATGGAGTCAATTGATCCGTAGGCATCTTCGTAGATGTCAGCAAAAAGAGAGTGGTACTGACTAAAGTCTTGGCCTTCTACGTTCCAGTGATATCCGTGGGCCATGAAATAAAAAGTTACTACATCTGAAACAAGCACCTTAAGTGACTTGATTAATTCGTTCATTAGGTCTCCTAAAAGGGCAAACGCCAGGGTAATAAGGATTGTACCCCATTGACCCCGGCGTTTGCTGACCTACAACCAGGTAGGAGAACCACCAACTTCCCGGTGCAAAGAGTGTACCAGCGTCAAATTATATTTGCAACGCCGTTGCTAAGTACCTCAAAAGTGTGTACAGTTTCCGACCCATGACCACCAACCATTTCCAGGGGCCATTCTTGGCAGTTCCGCTTTGGGCGCATGAAATAATACGTGACTCTGGGCATTCTAGGGACATGCAAGTCCTATTATCTCTTATCGCTCTTATGGAGCGCCGTACCAAAGAAGTTAGTGCTTCCGTACAACAGATTGCTGATTACTCTGTACTCTCCAAAGAGACTGTCAAGCGTTCCCTTAGGTGGCTAGAAGAGTCAGGTGTGGTTACAATTGGACGCCGTAAAAAGCCGTCAGTGAATGTTTATACAATTAACTATGCACCAGCAGATGGGGTCAGCGGTGACCCCATTAGGGCTGTGGATAAGTGGGTAGATAGGGTCACTGGTGACCCTATGATGGGGTCAGCCGTGACCCCATCAAAACCACGTTTGGCCCATACTGCTTGCGGATTACGTGACTCTTCTATAGAAGTATTAAATATAGATACTAATAAGGTAAAGAAAGCCGCAAGCGGCCTGGAGGAAGAAATGATCTTAGGTGGAGACCCAGAGGAGGCCGAAGTGGAGGTAGAAACAAAAGTTAAAAAGAAGAGTCAAAGGAACGTCAACAGTTTGGTCACCCAGTTTATAAGTGACCCACGTACGATTATGAGCCACAGTTATTCTTATAAGGAAATTATTATCTTACGTAAGACCCTTAACACCCTTAGAGACTCGGGCCTTACGGAGTTCACCGTTTCACAAATGATCAAGCGATTCCTTGACGTTGAGCACTGGCGTAATTCAGAAACACCAGTTTTAGTTTTTACCAACAAGGCAGTACAGCAAAAACTCATGGACCAAGTTGACACCGAGGTTGTTACAGAAGACCCAGTTCTTGCTTTGATGATGAGCGACTTTGAACGTGTCGGCATTAATTTGCCGTGGGATTATACAAACGATCAATTACTAAAGCGTGAAGTTATTCGTCATGGCATTGACATCTGCTACCGCTACCCTGAAGTTGTGGCAGAACTAATTAAAATCCACAATGGTGTACCAAGTACAAACTTTACTGCAACCTTGCGTGCGCTAAACTCTCTTGTAAGAGTTTTATCGGGCGAAGAAGATGGTGACTTAACCGAACTTCACGCTGCGGTGTCTTCTGTGAGTCTTCCACCAGAACTACACAAAACTTCAAAGAAAGACCTGCGCCCTGCGGCAGGGTCTCTACTTGAAGCCGTGTACAACTATCGGAGGAGTACCCATGGACGAAAGTGAACCTATGTATGTTTTTGAGAACATAAACGACATTTTGATCTTTGCTCAATGGGTGCATGAGAACTTTGAATCCCCCGAAGAGTACGAAGGCTGGTTTGAGCACTCCCTTGACTCAGCAGTTCCTTCAGAAGTTTTTTGTACTCGCCCACAAAAGAAAGTGGAAAAGATGCATGTCTGTGTAGAGTGCAAAGCCCAGTTCACAACAAAGTCAGGATTAAGCGTTCATCAAAATGTTGTTCACACACGCAAGTTGGATAACGCAGAATTCTGGGACATAATCAAGACCACTTACAACGATCACAACGAGGACCACAATGAGCCAAACATTTCAGACACCGACTGATTGGAAGTCAGCAGCTTGGTGGCGTAACCGTTCTCCAGAAGAACGTGTATTTCATTCTAAAATACCTCGCAGATTCGCTGACTGCGAAGATATCACTAACCCAAAGATTGCAAAATGGGTTATGGATTACAAACAAGGCGACAGCATTCTCATTCAGGGAAAGCCAGGAACTGGCAAATCAACAATGGCCCAGGCTGTACTTAGGGCGCTTGTTTTAGATAACCCTCTGTCAGGTCGCTTTGTCACATCCGATAGGTACATTGAGATGCTCAAAGACCAGTTTGATAACGACAACCTTCTTCCAGAGATGTACTCAAGTCCATACTTGATTAAATACATCCAGGGGGTCTTTGACATTGTTGTCCTTGATGGTGTTGGCCAAGAACGTGAAACAGAATTCTCAATCCATGAAATTGGTAGTTTGATTCGGCGTCGTCACGAAGACATGCGCACGACAATCATTACAACAACTCTTGGAGTCTCTGACTTTACACGTCGCTACGGTGACCGTGTTAAAAGTGCCGTGCTTGACATGGTGGAAGTCAAGGTTGTGTGATGGAGGCTGGAGACATTGGAGTTGGCTCACGCATTGGGCAAGCATGTGTTTTTGAGGGCGTACTAGCATCACCACCTGTAGGTGTTGCACTTGTTAAAGAGAAGTACCACATTCGCCGTGGCTCTTGGGACGATGCATTAAAGCTTTGGACACCTAACGAACTTCCACTGAAGTCTTTAATTGACTCATCCGAAAGGATGGGTATTGCTACCGACATCATCACATTCCTTGACGCAGACGCAGTTGAACCGATGTACAGGTGGCTTGTAAGAAAAGGAATACACCTAGCGGTAGTTCACTATGACACACCCGAACTGTACGCTGAAGACCTTAAGTACAATCGTGGCGTAAAGGTTGTCTACACACCCAACAAAGAAATTGCTTACACACTTGGCATGCGAGCCACAGTAGTTAGCCCTAAATCTGCCTGGAGACTCTGATGGCATCTAGCGAACTTTACTTAGTTTCAAAAATCATTCTTGAAAAAGAAACAAACATACCTATTCGTGCTGGACTAAAGCCAGACCACCTAACTGGTGAATGGCAGGGAGTGTGGCAATGGATTTTAGAGTTCCAACGTGCACACGGTTCTGTACCTACTGAGCGCGTGTTCATGCAACAGTTTGGTGGAATCACCTTGCATGACGTTAAGGACGAACCATTCTCAAGATTGCTTGATGAAATCTTTGATGCTTACCGTAAGCGTTGCATGTTGGACGCCCTACAGCCAGCAATCAATGCACTTAACGATGATGACATTGACAAAGCAATGTCAACACTTGCATCAGGTTTGCAGAAAGCAAGTGTTGAAGCTTCTAGGTTGCGTGACGTAGACATTATTCAAAACTACGAAAACCGTCTTAACCGCTATGAAGAGATGCGCCTACAACCAAACGCACTACGCGGAATCCCTACAGGATTTCATGGTCTTGACAAGATCACGCATGGCCTACGCCCACAGCAGTTCATTGTCTTTGCAGGTGAGCCTAAGCGTGGTAAATCTTTGTTTGCTTTGATCGTTGCTAACTCAGCGCACATCTACGGCAAGCGCCCTCTCTTCGTGTCCTTTGAAATGAGTATTGAAGAACAGGAGGCTCGCTACGACGCTTTGATTGCAAAAGTACCGTATGGCCGAATCCTTGCTGGAGATCTCACGAACAAGGACATGGAGAAAATTCGTAAAGCATTATCCATCCGCAAGCACATGCAACCGTTTGTGTTCAGTGAGGACACCGCTTCTCTAACAACTGTTAGCGGGCTTGCTGGAAAAGTACAAGAGTATCAACCGGACCTGCTAGTCGTGGACGGCGTGTACTTAATGGATGACGAAGAGGGCGAAGCAAAAGGTTCACCTCAAGCACTCACCAATATCACTCGTTCACTAAAACGACTTGCACAAAGGTTTGACATCCCTGTAGTTGCCACAACCCAAGTACTGTCTTGGAAACTAGGGAACAAGAAGACGCGTGCAGTAACAGCAGACGCAATTGGTTACACCTCCTCATTCGCTCAAGACGCCGACTTAATCCTTGGTGTTGAGCGCAACCCAGACATGGATGACCAAGCAATCATCAGAGTCGTACTTGCAAGGTCTTCGCCAAATGGTGAAGTACACATCAAGTGGGATTGGACAACAATGGAGTTTGAGGAGGTATACGAGAATGGCGCAGACTTCGACCCCTCTTTCGACTGATGTTGCTCTAATCCTTGAAACAGCAGGAGTAGAGATATCTAAGATTGGTGACAGGGAAATTACAGGCAAGTGCCCAGTCCACATCCACACAACTGGCCGTGCTGACAACTCTCCGTCATGGAGCATTAATTCCTCTAGTGGTTTATGGATCTGCTTCTCGTGTGGCGCCCGTGGAACCTTGTCGTCATTGCTCTACCAGCTAATTGGTGATAGCTCCATATCGGCACAGCAGTTTCTTATTAATGCTGGAATGCAGCGGTTGACAGATGGGCCAAAGCCACTTGAACTAACTCCACTTGTAAACCCAGATGCGTTTTTAAAGTTTGATCGTGTATCTGATAAGCGTTGTTTATCTAAGAACTTAAACCCAGAACTGGTTTACAGGCATGGTGTTAGGTGGAACACATCTAATAAGACATGGGCCTTGCCGATTATTTCAGCTACTGGGCAACTCAAAGGCTGGCAGGAGAAAAAACCAGGATGGGTTCGCAACTTTCCTGTTGGTGTAGAAAAGGGCAAAACCCTGTTTGGCATTGAAAGGTTCCGTGGACGAACAGCCGTTCTGGTAGAGTCTCCTTTAGACATTGTTAGGTTTGCAGATGTCTTTTTTAAACCAAGTGCTCTAGCTTCATTTGGTGCACAAGTTAGTAGGGCTCAAATGGATTTACTTTTACATGTTGCTGATTCAGTTGTTGTTGCAATGGACAACGACCAGGCAGGTGTTGAATCAAGCAAGAAGCTTTACAAATTTATGGGCACCCCTCGCAAAGGCATTAAGTGGTGGAACTACAGCAACACCGAAGCTAAAGATATAGGCGACATGACAGACGAAGAGATTGAAGAAGGGCTACTAACAGCAACAGTAGTACCTCCCTGGATTGGCTAATGTTTAACGGAAAGCTTTACCCATATCAAGAAGAATCAGTTGATCGTATGGTTGACCGTGGCCAGATGCTCTTAGGTCTTGTTATGGGCGCAGGTAAGACAGTCACAACTATCGCTTGCATTGAGCAGCTCATGGAAGCTAACGAAGTTGAAAAGTGCCTAGTCATAGTTCCGTCATCCCTCAAGTACCAGTGGAAACGCGAGATTGAACGTTTCACAAACTCACGAGTCATTGTCATTGATGGTACGCCCAAGGCCAGGGAAAAGGCATGGAGAGCAACCCTCTCAGCTAAGTACATTATTGTTAACCCTGAGACACTTATACGAGATTCGTCTCACTGTCTTAAAGTCAACTTCCAATCAGTTGTTGTTGACGAAGCAACAATCATTAAGTCCAGGGTCAGCAAACGCTCAAAGATGATTAAAAAGATTGGCAAAAGGGTGCATTATAGGTTTGCTCTAACTGGTCAGCCAATTGAAAACAGGCCAGAAGAGTTGTTCTCAATTATGGAGTTTGTTGACCCAGATGTACTTGGTCGGTTTGACCTGTTTGACAGGACGTTTATTGTTAGGGACCACTACGGTAAAGCAACTAGGTACAGGAACTTAAAATCTTTGCACGAGTCAATGAGCGAATGTATGGTTCGTAAAACACGCGAGGACATCGCAGACCAACTGCCAAACATTATTCACCAAACCATCCCAGTTCCTTTTGATGCGGCAGGGGCCAGCCTTTACAGAACCATATCAACTGACCTTCTTAATGAACTTCAAAAGGTTCTTAATACCCATGGTGCTGGGTTTAACTTGTGGAAACACTATAACGACCCAGCTTCTAATGAGGCCCAAGGTCAGATTATGTCTCGCCTAACCGTTTTGCGGATGTTATGCGATAACCCCCATTTAGTAACAAGGTCAGCTGCAGCATACGCCGACCCCAACAGACCTAACCAAGGCAGTGCTTATGCAGACGCAATTACTAAAAAAGGTTTTGTAACACCAAACCTTGGTTCTCCAAAACTAGATGCCGTGATGGATTACATCACTCAAGTCCTTGATGAAGACCCAAAAAACAAGGTAGTTCTTTTTTCATTTTTTAAAGAAAACTTAAAGCTTTTAAAAGCAGCGACTGCCCGCATCACTAACAGTGTTCTTTTTACAGGGGACATGTCATCAGAAGAGAAAGACCAAGCTAAGCAACAATTCTCCAATGACCCTAACACTCGGCTCTTCTTATCATCAGACGCTGGTGGTTACGGTGTTGACCTACCTATGGCCAACTACTTAATCTCTTATGACCTTCCCTGGAGTAGTGGAAAGCTTGAACAAAGAGAAGCTCGTATCATTAGGTTGTCTTCTCAGTTCTCTCATGTTACGATTGCCACGTTCGTCATGCAAGGTTCCATTGAAGAAAGACAATACGAGATGCTTCAGCAGAAGCGTTCAATCAATGAAGCTTTCGTTGACGGAAAACATCACGACATTCGTGGTGGATTTGACATCATGTTAGGTAGTCTTACGTCCTTCCTAAGAGAATCACAGGTTTAAAATGTCAGACAAAGTTGATAAAGACACTATTAGTCGGTTAATTGAGGAATACAAAAACTCAAGGCACATGGCAGACAAAGTTCAAGCACGAGTTGATGAGTTTAAAAAAGAACTAACTCGTTTAGTAAAAGCACATGGCAAACCTGACGACAAAGGCCACCTATGGCTCCCTGGTTTAGAGAATCAGGTAAAGCATGAACGTCGCGTAAGCAAATCCTTTGATCTTCAGTCCGCAAAAGAATGGGCTAAAGAAATTGGAATTTGGGATGAAGTCAAAGAGGTAGTTGAAACTACCAGCGAAGACCAGATCTTAAAGTACGTGTGGTCACACCCAGAGCACGAGTCTACACTTGCCTCTTTCTATAGCGAGAAAGAGTCATGGGCATTTAAAGTAGTTGAGCAAAAGAGTTATGACGATGAGTAATCTGTACAATCCATACACAAAGCCAAAAAAAGAA